CCGCTGAACTGGACCAGTAGTTGTACATCCGCTGCGGGTCTTTCATCGCCCGGGTGTGGCCCTTGCGATCCATCTGCCCCTGGATGACCGTCTCTTCGCCGACGACGCGCACGATGGGGATGTAACGCCCCGGCCACGCATCCTTGCCCGTCTTGCGCTCTACGATCTGGTCCCCCGCAATCAGGAACCACTGCACCTCATTACCAGCGACATCTCGGATCTTGGTGTGCGGATCGTCCAGCACTGCATCCAGGATATCCTTGGGGACCTGGCTCGCCTTGATAACGATGGGCTCGCCGGTCCTCGGATCGGTCATATGGACGAGCTTGTCGGCCTTCTCGACAATCCGGTAATACTCGGCAACGCGGATCATATCCTTGCCGATCCAGCCGTCTCCGTTGTTCAGGACGGTCGGGGCGCCGATGCCTTTCAGCTTCGGATATTTGGCATCGAACTCGCTCTTCGGCATGTCATCGAAGATGAAGCCGTACATCGCATCGGAACCGTCAGCCTCGGTGATATTCTTGTCGAGGTAGACCGAGAGCGGGTCCTTGATCCGCCGGATGAAGATTTCCTGATCGAACGAATCGTCTCCGGCATAGTCGGTGACGACGCGCCAGTAACCAATCCCGCACTGAACCTGGAACCGCGTCGCCGTGTCGTAGGCAACCTGGGCGTTCGAGATGTACTCGATATGGCGAACGACCCCCTCGTATATCTGCGAGGATCGATAGGTCGCACCGTTGCCGGTCGGGCTGATCTTGATCGACGGCTTGTTCTGCCGCGCATCGTTGATGATCTGGAGGTTGTGCTGACGGACCTTGTTGATCGTCAGCATTACCCGATCATCGGTGTCCCTCTGCGCCTGAATGTCATCAGGCCACTGATAGCCGTTGTCGCTGTCGGCGTTGGCGAATCTCAGGTCGTCGAGATAGAGGTTGCGGGCCTGGGATTCCCATTCCTCGCAGGCCTGGAAGCGCGTCTTCGCTTCCTGGATAATCTCATCGTCCTCGGATAGCGGCGCGGGTTCGCCGGTAGCCCTACTGATCTTGCGCGCCACTATTTGCCCATCCATCGACCGGGACGATGGCCAAGCTGAACGGGAGGACGCGGCGCCCGGATGATCTCTTTCTTCTCGGCGGTCTTTGCGAACCGCAGCGACATGATTCCGTAGCGGGAACAGGACATGATATCGTCTCGCTCCTTCACGACTTTGCCGTCTTTGCGGTGATAGAGCCGGAACTCTTCGAACCAATCGCCGAGATGGGCGAACACCTTGAAGCGGTCGGTTTCCATGCGATCGAGCATGTCCATCAGACCGGCCTCAACGCCGTTACCGAGTTCGCCCTCGTACTTCGCGTGCTCAGGAAGCATTCGCAGACCTTGGTCTTTGTACTGCTTCGCCAGAGCCTCGCCTGAGCCCTTGTCGTGCTGGTAGCCATCGTGCGGCCACGCCCACGGCAGCCAAGCGCCCCAAGCCTTCAGCGTTGCGGCGTGAATGAGCGGAGTAGCTTCTCTCAGCCTGTGGGTGTTGGTGACATAAACGCAGTCGTTGTCCCGATCCCACGCCAGCTTGACCGCAGCTGTTGGGTGATCCCATCCGAAGTCTAGGGCGCCGATCTGAACCCAATGAGGCGGGATCTCGAATGCCTGGACGGTGATCTGCTCTTCCTCAATGGGGAAGATGCGACCCGACCCCAGCGACGGAATACCCTTTGCCCGTGCTTCCCGTTCATGCTTGGGATAGCTGGCGATAATCCTTGCGCGTTCCTCTGGTGTGTAGTGCTCGGCGTCGTCGATCGTCATCGTCGTGACGTGACGATCGGCCGTCTTCTCACCGCCGAGGAACTGCATCACGACCTCGGACATCCCGAGAAGGGGCGTGAATGTCGTCCAGGCTATTCCGCCCGTCGCATTCGTCCGCGTCAGCCCCTCGGTGTAGATCGACTGTGGGGGTTCTTCATCGAACCAAACCCAGTCCAGTGTTTCGCCCTGCCACTTCTCGCGTCCCTTCTCATAGGACTTCAGCGCGATCTGACTGGGTTCGCCGTACTCGTTCTTGACGATGATCGTGTCGACCAGATCGGCGACACCTCGAGCCATCGTCCAATCAAGGATATGAGACTTCGGGATTGCTCCCGTTCCCTCGCGGCCAGGCCGACCAAGCAAGAGACGCTGAACGTTGTCTCGGGTTGATTCGTTCGTGACGCCCGCTGCCCAACCGACATTTGGGCGCGCCCACCGCCTGCCAATCCACCAATCGGGATACAGGCCCGTTGCATGTATTGCGGCTTCGAACGAGCCTGCGACTGTCTTACCCAACTGATTGCCGGCGATGAACAGGCGTTCCCGAGAGCCCAGACCGGCTGCGTGGAATTCAGACTGTTTCGCATAGGGCTGGTAGAGCGACAGCCGCTCGAAGTTTAGCGCCTCAAGCTGCTCAAGAATCGAGTCTAGGTCTGACCCGATCAATTCCGAGCTGCTTAGCGAGGGTGATTGCACGCTCACGCTTCTGCTCCGGAGTCATCTTGTCGAATGCGCCAGGCTTGCCGACTTCCTTGCGCTCAATGAACATGCCGAGTTCTTTGCCCAGCAATTCCAGCGCGCGATTAACGACGGCGCCCTGGTAAGTGTATTCACCGGTCGGGTTGCCTTCGTGATCTCTGACGGGCTCCGCAGTGGAGGCGCGCTCGGCGTTGAGCTGAAGCTGCTGGATCACCCATTCCTTGGTGAGAGCCGTCTTCTCAATGGCTTTTGCCGTCGACTGGGCGGTGATGCGCTCTCGCTCATTCAGCAAGTAGTGCACGCGCTCTACGATGTTCTTGTCCTGCGCTAGAGAACTAGCGTTTCCCCGATGAGGCTTGAACCCCGCCAAAGCATGCGCTTCGATCTGCGTCTTTCCGCTCGCGAGAGCCTGGGCGAAGGCTTCGTGCTTGGCATTCGTGAGCGGCTTCATCTTGAACTCACGCTACTTCTTCCGCGCCATCTTCTTCGCGGCAGACTTGACGGTCATCTTAGCCTTACCGCCCCTGGCGCCATCCCAGCCTTCATTCGGCATCTTGGGCGGCTTGGCCGAGGCCTTATCGACGCTCGCCAGCTTTGAGGGCTTCATCTTCATTTTCATTTGGATTTTCCCTTCAGCTTGCGGTTTGCCTTCGCGTCGATCTTGGCCTCGGTGGCCTTCGACATCCTCCCGGCATTGACGGCCTGCGATGCCCGAGCCTTCGCATTAGCTGCGTGGGCTTTATCGGGCATCGGGTAGGCGCGTTTGCCGGGCTCGCCGAACTCGGACTTCGGCATCGCCTTCCGCGCCTTAGCGGTCAGCTTTCCCATGGTTACAGGGACGAGAAGCTGACGACGATCGTGCCATTCCAGGCCGCCGAGGCGTGAGTATTCCGAACATGGATCACGCAGGAGCCGGCGGCCGGCTGAACGCGGTTGATCGCCATGCCCTCGGTGGTATTCGTCCCATTGGCGCAGGACGCCAGGACGATGCTGGATGCGGTGATCGCGCTGTCGGTGATGGTCAGCGTGTAATCCGAACCAGCAGCCGTGGTGAGGGCCTCAGAGGTCACCTTGCCCTTGCTGGCATTCAGGGTTGCGGCGCCAGCCGTCGCAGTTGCCGTCCCGTTGGGGCCGAGGCCGAGCTGGGACGAGGTGACATAGGCGGATTCCGGGGCGAGACCCTGAGCCAAGCCGGTATCGAGCGGGATCTGCTCAAGGCCGGTCAGTGCACTGTTCGCGATGTTAGGCATGTTGTTCGTGTAAAGACCGGACATGGCTGTCTCCAATGGGTGTAGGGTTGGTATTGCCGCGAAGAGGATTCCTCGCGGGGTGAAAGATGCTCAGCGATGTAGGGTTTCCGCTATCCGACTCTGTGCGAATCAGGCCGTAGCCTTTGGATGCTGTGTGTTCGGTGTGCGGCAATTCGGTGGGCTCGCGGATTTCTCGACGCGGCCTGGAAACACGAAACCCGCCTAGCTGGGCTGGCGGGCTCCATTCGGGAAAACTCCCGACAATCTATTAGTCGAACTTTTATACTATATTTAGCGGTCGTCAAGCGTTTTATGCGGCTTGATGCACAACCAATCGGCGATGATCTACCCGTGGTGCATGGCCCTTGGCGAGAGCGGATAGGCCCTCCTTGATCATGCTGATCTGGGCTTCGTTCTGTGGAAACCGACAATAGCGGGCGGCGGCGATCGTGACGTTATGGACGACCAATCCGCAGTTCCGCAGCGTCTTATCCATGTCCCTGAACTTGTCCTCGGCCTGCTTGTCGGTCATCGGCTCCATATTGCGCTCTGCGTCCTCCGCGTTGGGCGGTGAAACGACCTCACGGAACAGTCCGCTGGCCGACCCGTGGGGCGATCCGTAAATTCTGTTCATCAGTCCCTCCAGCTTGCGGCCGATGTGGTATTCCTCGTCCTTGATCCTGCCGTGACCAAACAGGATTCCGAGGACATCCGGGGGGAGATCATCTCGCCCAGTGATCTTGGACTTGCGAGCTCTGGCCGCCTCCACGAATTCACGCATCCGGTCTACGGCGATCGAGTGCGCCGGCTCTCCGTTGGGATGCCGCTTCACGTCCTGCTTCAGCTTGCGGCCGGCGCGACGGCGGCGATCTGCCTTGCTCATGAGCGTGCGTCCTTGTGGTTGGGTTTCGGCGACCTCGGCTGGAAGTGTTCTTCGGGCTCATTGCTCCACTGGCGCAAGGCCAGGACTAACCGATTATCGGCGGTGCAATCCTGCATTCGGTCGAGCAGCTTTAGGGCTGCCGCGCTTGCGCGATACCGGCGCCACTCCCACTTGAGCGATTGCCACAGGGAAAGGCCCGGTAGTTCTGCGAATTTTCTACTCATGGGGATTCACCGCCCTCTCGAATGCCCGATTGACCCGAAGCGCACCGGCCTTGAGTGCTGGATCTTCGGAAGCATCCGCTTCCAACCGCTTGACGCATTCAGCCAGGTTTCGCCGTAGCTCTGGTACTGTCATTCGACAGATGGGCTTACCGGCGTATTTGATGGT